CTGAGTGTCCAATCAATAATCTGATTACCACTTGGGATTGTCGGTTTATTTAATATAAAAGAATCAGAATTTGTATTAGTTTCATTCCAATCACTCTGGACGTTTACTTCAGCATTCGTGGCGATACCATCGAGCTTTGTTTTCAGAGCATTTGTAAAGTTATTCTGTGATAATTCTCCATCTTGTACTGAATATGTTGTATTTTGTGATGTAATGGTTATGCTCCCATTACCATTTGTAATCGTAATATTGTCTCCAGGTGTAAGTGTTGCTTTTGAAAGACTGCCAAGACTGTTACCAATGAGTAACTGGCCGTCGGTGTAGGTTGTCTGACCTGTCCCTCCATTCGCAATAGGTAAGGTATTGGTTACTTTATCTGTTAAATCAATTGAACCTGCGAGCTGATCGTTGGTAATTGTTCCACTCAATGAACTTGTAAGATAACCTGAGCAGTTTAAAAGGTTTCCTGAAGAGGGTGTGCCTAATAAAGGTGTAACGAATGTTTTATTACTAATTTCTTGACTACCTGTTAGAGTAACAACTGTATTATCTATGGAATGTGTAACTGAATAATCATTAATAGTTGTATTAATACCATTACCACCTGTAAATTGAAGTGTATTTATTCCTAAAGTAATTGTATTTGTTCCAGAGTCTGATGATATATTAAGATCTGTGGATATACTTGATATTGAAGCAGATGAGATCCTACCCTTTGAATCAACCGTTATTACAGGTATTTCTGTAGATGAACCATAATTACCAGCAGCGACACCTGTAATCGACAACATTTCTGAAGAAACAGTTTCGGTATCTCCAGAAGATATAAGATTTCCGGTTGTATTTGGAAGTGTAATGATTACATCTTCTGTGATTTCTCTTCCTTGAACTTTAATCTTATTATCACCATTATCTGAGTTTTCGTAAAATTCTACAAAACCATGTGAAGAATTACTATTTTTAACTTTTATTCCACCTTCCCCATCAACGGATAAACTATTAACGGATAAGTTATTATTAATTTCTATTTTTAGTGTTTTTTCATTTGTCGTATCAAATGAAAGATTTATATTATTACCAGCTGAAAATGTTAAACTATCTATCCCAGATGGATTAATACTAGTAATTGTGCTACTATTTATTCCACCATCTTCAATAATATTTAAAGTATCCCATATATTAGATATATTACCAGATGTATTACCAGATGTATTATTAAAAATACTATCAACATAATATTTTGTTGCGACATCTGTTTCTGCTGTAGGTAATGATACATTTTCTATCCTATTATTACCCATAGATACAACATATCCATTTTCTAGAGATAATCCTTTAATAGGACCTTTTCCGCTGGGGAAAGCATCTTCTAATGTCCCTGACATCACTTGAAAAGTATTAAATATAGCATCTTTAAGACATCCTTCTTCTGACATTTACCTTTATTAATAATAATATTATTAATAATAAATAATAACCTTCTTTATTTAGTATTAATCGTTATAAATATAATAAAAAAAAATAATAGATACTAATATATTGTTACAATGGGAGGAGGAATAATGCAATTAACAGCAAGTGGTATGCAGGACAATTACATAACGGGAAATCCTCAAATTACATTTTTTAAAAGTGTATATAGAAGACATACTAATTTTGCTATTGAATGTATTCAACAGATAATTGATGGTGATTTAGGAACGGAAAACATAACTACAAATTCTACGGTAAAAATTTCTAAAAACGCTGATCTTTTAAGTTGTATTTATTTAATTTGTCCTCAAAAGGATCATGGAATTAATGGAACAGAATTATTAAATAATGTGGAATTTATTATGGGTGGGACACTGATGGACCGTCATACAAATGAATGGATGAAAGTTTGGGATGAATTAACTGTAAATAGTAATAAACAAGCAGGTTATAAATATATGACAGGAGGATTCACAAATTCTATAAAAACAAAAAATAATCAATCGTCTATTATTTATCCATTAAAATTTTGGTTTTGTAGGCATTTGGGACTTTCTTTACCACTTGTATCAATACAATATCACGATATAATTTTAAAAATAGAATGGGGTATTAATTCAAAAATAAATAGAAATGAGGATGTAGATATATCTACAATTTGTGAAGTTTGGTGTGACAATATATTTTTAGATTCTGATGAAAGGAAAAGATTTGGGATGAATGAACATGAATATCTTATAGAACAATTACAAATAATTGATACTCTTACGCAAAGTCCTTCTTCAAAATTTAAATTAAATTCATTAAATCATCCTATAAAAGAGATAATATGGGTGGAAAATGATAATGATAATAATAATCATAAAATAACAGATGAAAAAATAAACATCACAATAAATGGTATTGATAGAATGTCTGAACAAAATAAAGAATATTATACATTAAAAGAACCATTTAAACACCATACAAATATACCATCATATAATATTAAAGAACACGAAGACACATTAATACTTGAAACACCTATTGATTCCGGTATAACATACCATAAATCACAACTAGCAGAATTATCATTAAATAATGTTTTTTTAGGAGTGAACTATATAGATTACAATATTGAATCCAAACATCCTTTTAAAATAGGTGATTTAATTACTATATGGAGCTCTGAAAATACCGTTCCAACACAGACTGTGACTATAGTCTCCACATATACATATGTTAATATAGACTTTAATGTAACTACAAAAAGAGTTGAATTTAAACCACCACTAGATAATTCACCAGAGTCATCTTCTTCTAAACTTAGTGTTTATATCATTGGGAGAAAAGAATATGCAAGATCTACATATAGTAAATATAACAAAAATATTTATGTATATTCATTTTGTTTAAATCCTGAAGAACATCAACCGAGTGGTACATGTAATTATTCGCGATTAGATGATTCTAAATTAAACTTCACATCAAATGTAAATATAGATAAAATATTTGCTACAAATTATAATATATTAAGAATAAGTAATGGTTTAACCAGTTTACGTTTTTCTAATTAAAAAAATAACTTTTATTTATAAATGAATATTGAAGAACTCCACCAAATGAAGTTTGAACAATCTATTAATTTATTGATAATGTATAAGGAAGAAAATCCGTCAATAGATGTTTATTTGAGTGAAAAATCACTAAAAAAGGCGGTTCAGTGGTATAAAAATAAAATATTAAAAAATATAAACGTATAAATGTCTCAAGATTTAGAATACATTAAAGGACAACTTAAAAATTGCGAAGAATTAGAAGATATATTTGAATTAAAAAAAGGAGATAAAGTGAAATATATAACACTTGTGAAAGGTTCTGAATTTTTTTTTGATGGTGGAGAATATGTTAGAATGTTAGATAATGTTGTTTGTATTAATTGTAAGAATAAAATAGAAAATGTCACAATAACATACTTTACAAAAGAAGGGAAATCATTATATAATTCCAGATTTTTTGTAGAAAAAGGCGATTGTATCTCTATAAAAAAAAAATTGGAATATGAAAAAATAATAAAAAATCAACAAAAGATAATCGAAGTTTTAATAAAAGAAAATGATAAATTAAAAGTCGCTATCCAAAATAATATGTACCAATAGAGAGTGGTAATTGAACTCCAAAAATGTGTAGTAATGGGTGTTGTCCGTAATAGAAATAATTCAATAAAAAGATAATAGATGAATGTATAATGGTATATAATATAAATATATCATATTTTGATTGATATAATATATATAATCCCATAATTACATTACAAAATATATCATAATTTCTTATATATTTCCAACCATTTGTTTTCAAATAGCGGGTTGTATGACATAATATTCCATTGATTATAACTATAGATGATATTATCCCTCGTATTGTAGTATCTATCATTGGTAAAAAAAATATTAAACCAAGAGAATTAATCATAGTTTTTTTGTAGTAGATTATATATTTCTTTTAAAACCTTACAATCAGTTTTATTATATTCTATGATATTTTGTATTTCTAAATATCTTTTTAAAGGTATTTTTTTATCTTTTTTACATATTTCTTTGAATTTTAACATAGAGTCTATACCATTATCATTATCTTCTTTCCAAGTTGTTTTTATTAAACCATTTTTATAGAGAGCTTTTCCTATAGATTTTATACTAAATTTAAAAACACCTTGAACTATAATAGGTTCTAAACGGAAATGTTCTAGCAGATCAACAAGTATATATTCTGGAAATTCTATATCATTATATTTTTCATGTATATACTTCATATATTTTGTTTCTGCTTGACCCCAATGAAATATATTTATTCTCCCATGTTCATTATATATATTCCATAATTTTTCAGAAAAAAACTGAACTATTTTTTTTTCACTTTCTATTTTATAATTTTGTATTGTAAAATCATAAAAATCTTCTATGTAATAAAAACCTAAAATAGCTAGGACAGGATTTTCATATTTTTCTTTTTTATCACTGAAAAACTCTAATCTTTCATCAAAAGTTAAAAAACTTTCAACATCGAAAAAGATATTATTGGTTTCTTTTTCTTTAAGGACTTCTCTTAAAGCATTCGTTACATTTTTTCGTGGATATACAATTATTTCATTACATTTATTCATATGTATCATTCTTTCTTGTATATTTTTCTTTTTTGATGGTTTTAGTTCTGAAAGTAGTTTAGGGTCATCCCAGCAAAATATATTTTTATCATGAAAAAGACAACGTTCATCATAACTAATATTCCATACAAGGGTAATTTCTTTGATTCTAGTTGCTAATTTAAGTTTTTCATTTTCCCATAATGATTCTTTGTTATTCATATTTGGATATAATTCTTTATGAGATGGTTTTTCATCTATTTTAAGATTTTTCCATTCTGTCCTTATAAGCATAATCCAATTATATGCTTTTATGAATTTTAAAGCATATTTTTCATTAGTATTTACATTACATATATATTCTTCATTTGATAGTTTCGTTTTTTTATAATAATAATCTTTACTTATAATAAATTTTTCAGGTTCATAACCAAAATATCTATTGAAACATTTTCCAAAAGCATATAATAAACACTTCTTATATGCGATATACCCATCATCTATACATTCTTTTAGATCGTTTTTAAAATGTAATGATGATAAGTTCAAATTGATAATTATATAGTTATTTTTTAAATTTTGAATTGGATAGTTTTTTATTTTTGGGAATAATTTTTGGAATAATTTTATATTAATTAAAACATCAGTGTAAACAATCATATTATCATATAATAGTTTAGCACCTAATATTAAAGGTTTTTCTTCTTTTATAAATTTTTCTGTGTCTTCTATACTTGTAGTATGTTTTACATCTAAATTAGACTTATAAATTAAATATTTAAAAAAATTTTTCTTAAAATTATCATATTCTTTTATTATAGTTTCTTTATAGATTGTATTATTATCTTTTTTGTAATTATCATCTAATTTCCCTTTAATATTAAACCAATCTATAATAGGATCTTTTAATATATGATTTTTCAATAAAGATATATGAAAAGGTGTTGAAAAATATTCCATAAAGATGATTAAGTTCTATTTATAAAATAGAAAATATTAATAAATTTATTTTACAGATTTAAGTTTCTGTGTGTAATAATTCAAGGCATGTCTATATTCTTCAATCTTACCATTGTAAAATTCTCTTAATTCTTCCTTTTTATCTTCTGTTAATTCTTGTTTTTCTTTAATAGTAATCCATTTTTTATGATGGTCCGAATAATTAAATAAATCTTCTGCCTTAATAACACGATCATCTCCAATATTTATATTTGATAAGACATAATCTCCATTATATAGTGTATGGTGTAATATGACTATATTTGTATCTTTATAAATATTTTTGCTTCCATAAAATTTAATGTTCATTTCTTTTCCATTTGAGAATGATATTAAAAGAACTCCAAATGTTTCATCTTCATGAAGATAATCTTCTTGTATTTTTTCTAATACAAGTTCTATATCTGGACGATTTATTCTTTGTTTATGCTTTCTTTCTTCTCCTGGTTCTTTTCTCCAATATTTCATAATATCAGTAATATTAGTGAAAACATCATGTTTTTCTCCATAACGTAATATATTATATTTGTTGTATTCTTTGATAAATATATCTCTTTTTTCTTTTAGATTTTCATCATTATTTAATTCAGATAATTTATAAAGAATTATTCTCTGAATCTGACCAATATAAGATATTTTTCTCCTAGGTCCAGTTACAACGCCGTCTATTTTTTCTATTTCTTTACCATAGTTATCTGGTAAAATTCCTAAATTTTTGAAAGCATCATGTAAATTCCACCAATCACCACCTATCCCATCAATATTAAAAATTATAGATGCTTCAGGACCAAACAATTTTGTAATGTAATAAGGTGTTGTTTGTAATTTTGTTGTCTTTATTTTATTATATATACTGTATTTTTTATCTTCATTTATATTTATGAAACTACTTTGACGAATAAATATATCTTTCAATGTATCATACATTTTTTCTTTATCTTTTAAGAATTTTATAAAAACTTCTGTTTCAGGTGTGTTTTTCTCCAAGTCGGAAAATTTAACAACATTATCTACTAGTTTATTAATTGTTGATATGTTATTACCATTTTCGACACTTATTATTAATTTATAAGAGAATTCTTGTATACATTTTTTAAATGTATCCTCCAAATTAGGATAATCTTTTTTAAATTTATCCTCCAAATTAGGATAAACTTTTTTAAGATGTTTTACTATTTTTTCAACTTTATGGTATTTCCTTTCAATTAAATCTTCTTCTATGATTCCCATTATAATTTGTTCTTGACCACCATTTTTTATTTTATTGAGTAATTTAGTGAATAATTTATGTTTTTCATCATTCTCTTTTTTATATTTTATATTTAACAGAGAAATTGATTTGTCATTATTTAATATATACTTATCTACTTCAAATGGATTAATTTCAGATTTAAATGTTTCATATTGTGAAGATCCTTTAATTTCTTCCGGTATAATTGGTATCATTCCTTCTTTTACAAAAATACATAATCCTTGTTCTTGATTGTTTTGTATTATTTTTTGAATATCTATATCATATTCTTTTAGATAATTTTTTACAGAATTAAAATTAGGATAATCTTTTATTTCATAGATTATTTCTAGGTTTTTATTTTCAGGAGTCATTTTCACGGGCTTAATTGGTAACAGTATATTTCCATCAACCCTTTCATATAATACATGAGTTATTTCTGAATATCTATTAATATAATGTTTTACTCCATTATTTTCAATATTTAAATATTGAATCTTTTCAGTTCCTTTTAACTTTTCTAGATCATCAATTATGCGATTAATGATAAAAAAATGTGATTTAATAGCTAATAGTAAATCACTTTCATATTTATCTTTTATTTTTTTAGATGTATTTGTAGAAAACTCAAGAAGCAATTTATCACCTTCTTTATCATATTTTTTTCTTATAAGTGATTCTATATCTTTATCATAAATATTATCGCAATCTCTTTCAATCCATATCCAACTTGTTTTACTCATTAATCCTTCTTTTAGTTTAGGCGAAACCTGTTGTTTCTCTGTTTTTACAAAAACAATATCTTTACTAACTTTTCCCATAGTGGTTATTACGAATTTACCATCTTCTTTAACAAATGTGGCATACATTTTTTTACCACTATTTTGACAATTTTCTATATTATTCTCTATCCATCTTAATTCAGTGTCTTTGTCTTTTTTAACATTTCCAGTAATTCCAGTAAATGGAACCCATGAGGTACAATAGTTGCTATCTTTACATTGTAAACTATTGATTTTAGCTTGTGTTATACCTGATCTTAATTTTGGATCCCTCCCTCTTGGATATGGGGATTGCAATAGAATTTTAAATTCTTCTTTAGTAAAGTATTCAAATCCATTAAACTTATTTTTAGATAAAATTTTTACTTCATATTGATTTTTCGGCATGTTTACACGATACACAATTGGTTCATAATAATGACCATCTTTTATAATGAAACAATAATTATTACTTTCATTTTGTTCTGTTTTTTTTATTTTTATTCTTTCATCAAATTTTTCAAATACGATTATATTTATTTTATCTTTTAGTAAAGAATTTAAAAGTGGTATGATATATTCGTCTTTTTTTTCTTCATCGCTATTTAAGAAATCGATGTATGTTTTTAAAGATACAACTAATGAATACATATAACTAATTTTAGCAGAAATATCTGATTTATCATTATTTAATAAGTTCCGAAGTTTTTTTGTATCCTCTTCTCCAAATTTAGTTCTAAATGAGGATTTCCCACATATTTCTTTTTTAATGTATGTTATATCTTCCTGAGTTACATTTTTTTTCCTGAATTGTTTATGTAATGAAGGACAAAACTGATAATATTCTATATCGTTTTTTATCTTATTAATTAATTCATTTTCTATAAAAGATTTAGAGTCTCCATTATAATCTAATAATTCTATTAACGAATTTATAAAAGAAGATTCTTTAAAAACGTATGCGTTTTGATTTTGAACGACACCCTTCCTTACAAAACCATTTGATACAGATAAATTTGGATCATATTCAAATATTTTATCTTGTGTTAGCATCTCTTTTAATTTTTTAGGTAATTGAGAGCATTGTCCAACACTAATGGGTAGTGTTTCTTTTGTGTTTATTTTACATAATTTTTCACCATCTTTTTTAGGTTTTTTTATTATTACCTTTTTAGGTTTTGGTTCTTCTTGGGGTTTAATAATATCTTCATCTTTTCCTCCATGTTCTTTTTCTAATCCTCTTTTTGAAAAGCAACATGGTAATTTATAACCATCTGGATGAATAATTAATTTTGAAAATCCAGGTAAAATGTGTTTATATGAATCTTCATTTGGAATACCGTCCCAATATTTCCCCTTCCTTTCTAAAATAGTTTTATTTTCTTTATTGTCCTTGTCTTTAATAATGTCTTTTTTATGCTTATCCACATATTCTTTTGTGAGAGGTATTTCCCTGGAAATATCCCAATACTGAGGACAAATATAATGAATATTTGGATTTCTTCTAGGGACAGTTATAGAATTCGAATAAGAATTTTTACCTGATATATTTGGATCATATTCATTTATTTTATTTAATTCTTCTGTTGTAATTGATATAGGATGTCTATCAATCGCAGCGCCACATTGTTTTGCGTAACCATATAAATCACCATTCTTTTGTTTTACGGTCCAAGGTTTATCAGGGGCAAATAGTTTTTTGTCATTTTCCTTTAATCTTTTAAGATAATATGATCTTAATTGACCCCCTCCAATTTGACCGCCACCATCTGCGTTTTCCATAGAACTTTCTTCACTGAGATTTTCCATAGAAGATTCAGAACTAGACATTGTTGAACTTTCTGAACTAATATCGTCAAAAATATCTTTAATATTTCCTTTTATTTCTTTTTCATCTATAATTTCACTCTTTACATTTAATTTATCATCTTTAAAAAGTGATCCTAAAAATTTTTCTTTGAATATATCATCATCATTTACGTATTTTGAAAATAAAGACATAATTACTTTTGTTAAGGATGTAATTCTTTGAAATTCCATGAAGCTCTTCATATTCCTTACTTCAAAATCTATATAGTTACTACGAACTGAAATAGTTATATCTGGGGTATCTTCATCAACTACAGTTGTTTTTCTATATTTATCTTTTTCACTTTCTATTTCTTTGATTGACGTAATTTCTTGACTTACAAAATCAGCTGTAATATTAAATATTTTTGTAATATCATTGATTATTTTATTTTCTTCATCATAAACACCCTTATTTAAATAAACAGTAATAAGAGATTGTATTGTATTCGTGTTTGTAAAGTTTGAAGATCTCGTATACTGTAATCCTATTATATTAGAAGGGATATTTTCATCATCATCTTCATTCATATAACGAAAAAACATTGAAAGATTATTACATACTTTTCTCAAAATTGGAATGAATAAATTTGTTTTTTCACCTTTTACAAATGGAGGTATTAATTCTTGTCCTTTTTCTTTTTGATCTTTATTTTCAATTCCATTTTTTACTTCATAATTGTTTTTTTTAAATGATATTTGAGCATCAATAAAATCAACATTTTTACTGAAAAAGATATCTTCTATATCTTCAAAATCTAATAAAGTATCTTCTGAATATTTTCTTTCATCATTTATTTGTTTAATAAGATCATTTGATAACTCAATAAGTTTTATTATTTGTTCTTTTGATGAAATACCTTTATTTTCTTTGTCTTTTTTGATAATAAAATCAAGTGTTCCATCTATATGAATAGAGAGATCACAATAATAACCTTCTGGAGAAAATATTTTGAAAGAAATTACATCTTCTTTATGAATAACATCATATCTGTTTATTTTTTCTAATGAACGTTTTTTACTCCTATATAGATCTTTTATCCACTCTCTACATGTAGTAAAATCTACCATTTTAATATTTTCTATTGAATCATCATAACCTTCATAAAGAATAGAATCTTTATAGAGTTTATAATATTTATTATCATTATTAGCATTTGTCCATTTTACAAAAGGAATACTTTCATTTAATTTTATGTCTGTAAATAATTTATAAAGATCAACTGTAACGCTTTTATTTTGTTTTATAGTTTTTTTAAAATATTTTATAATGGTTTCATCACATACGTGTTCCTTATCTATGTTTCCATAGATTAAGCGATTTCCCATTGAATAAATATTTAATTTTTCCTTTTCATTTAGATATTCATCTTTTTTGTCATCTGTCCGACCTATTATTTTCTCAATTTTTTCATTTATTAGGTAAGGCCAATATTTATTGATTATCTTTGTTTTAAATTCATTTACATCATAGTCACCACTACTACATTTTTTAAAATCAATTGTATTCAATTCATGTTTATCAATAAAATCTTCAAAGTTTATAAAATAAATAATATTATCTTTGATATCAAAATTTTCTATGAGTTCTTCATATTTTTTATTAATTATATTTAAACCTTCATGTTTTTTCTCTTCTTTAAAAATATCACATAATTTTTTTTGAATTAAATCATTCGAATGAAGAACATTTTCATCACTATATTCGAAACCCAAAGGTAATATGTTACCTAAACTATTAAAGTATGAGGCATATATATATTTATATGATTCAAAATCTATATCACTACAAAAATATGATATTTTTTTTAAAACATTATTTATTGTATCATCTTCATATAGCATTTCGTTAAAAATAAATATATGTTCAAACCCATTTTTATATAAAGGAAAAAGTTCTTTTATAATTTCTTTATCCCCTATAAAACCTTTTAGTTGTTCTATGTGAGATTTATTACATCCTTCAAAAATATTTTTATTATTATTTTTAATATTTTCAGATATTTTCCGGATCAAAGTATCAAAGATATGAACACGATTTACTTCTTCGGGAAGGGTTATAACATCAAATTTTTTAGTTTTATTTTTAATATTATCTGTTTTAATCCTTATTTTTTTGTCAGTAATTCCCACAATTTTCCCATAAACACGTTTTCCTTTATCTAAACATGTTATATATTCACCAACACTAAAACCAGTTTCTATAAAGTATATGCTTAAAAAGACGAATACTTTTTTCTCTTTTATTGAACAACATTTATATATCCGTTTAGGGATATCATGAATATTACAGAATTTAGTATCCATTATATATATATTAATAATTATAATATTATTTTTTGAAATCATACGGTGTAGTTTTTATTTCCATACCACAATAATCTATGTTATTTTTACTATAGTCAACAGGATTATAAATATTTATATCTTTTGCTTTCTCTAATAAAAAAGCCATATTATCCCAGAATTCTTTTTTATGTCCAACGCTTTCTGTCATAATATGTGATAATTCATGTATAGCTACAAACATAATTGTATTATCATCGATAAAGTTACCAATATTGTCTTTATCTCTTATACAGAGTGCTATTTTTTCACCTTTATTTAAAGAATAAGATGTGTATTTAGAATATTCTTCTGTTTCTGAAAGAGTATTTGGATTATAATTTTTTTTTAATCTATCAATTCCATTTCTTTCATTTTCATCTAATGAAGCAATTAATTGTTGTATTTTTTCATTAATAACAGAAAGTTTTTCAGCGGCTTCTTGTGAATTATCTAAATCTCTTACAAAATACTCTTTATTATCTTTTTTTGATATACGTTTTATGATATTTTTGTTTACATATGTATTTTTGAGGATCAAAAATATAACTAAGAAACTACCAAAAAAAACGAGAAAGTTATTCATTCTTTATTTTATCTTATATTATAATTATATTTATAAATTTGAATATTGATAACATTTAAAATCAATACTTATTATTTATTATAATATAATGGGCGATAATTTAATTTTCCATATCATCGATATACAATCAGACGATGTTCCAAAAGGAGGAGATTTTTGGGATAGAGAATTTACGATTACATTTTATGGTAAAACAAAAGAAGGTTTAAATGTTGTTTGTAATGTAAATGGTTTTAAACCTTTCTTTTATATCCGAGTTGTAAATGGGTGGAGTGAAACATATACTAAGAAGTTTTTACAAAATGTAACCAAATTTATGAATGGTCATAAACCACCACTAGGCGGTAGTAAGAACTGGAATGGAAATTATATTCAGATTGAAAGAGAGCATTACAAGAACTTCTATGGATTTAACTATGACCATGATACAAAAAAAGTTATGGATTATAAATTTATCAAGATAAGTTTTAGTACATATGGAGATATGAAAAAATGTATTACTGCTATTTCAACATTTTATAACTATAATCTAAAACACATAGAAAATGGAGTTATATGTTTTGAATTCAATGGTTCTGAACCTAAATTAGAAAATGCTGATCCGAAGTATATACAATGGTTTAAACAAGAGCATAATTGTGATTGTGAAAGTAATCTTTATGAGGCAAAAATACATCCTATGTTACGATTCCTTCATGAAAAAAATATAAAATCATGTAATTGGGTATGCGTAAAAGCTAATCGGGATCGTTGGATAGTAGATGAAAATAAAAAATTTAATGTTGATATTGAAATCAATAATCTTAAAATTAAAGATATTGAACCATATGAAAATGAAAGTATTCCAGGATTTATTACAGCATCTTTTGATATTGAATGTGATTCATCTCATGGAGATTTTCCGGCACCCACGAAAGACTTTAAGAAAGTAGCAATAGATATTCATGAGGCATATTTTAGAAATTCACATAATTTAAATCCAATTGCTATAAAATGTGCCTTCTTTAAGAAATGTTTGAAGGATTGTTTTGAGAAAGGTTCTGATGATGTTCAAAATATATATACAACAAATGGGATTTATTCTAAAAAAAGTTTTGATAGTGTAATTGCAAAAATTAACGATAAAAAATTCTTTGATGAACTTGATAATTCTAAAGAATCATCAAAAACCCGTGAATCAATTATTGAAAAAATGACTAAAATTTTGAATGGTTTTAAAAACGATAAAGGTGAAAAGATAGAGATTAAAGGTGATTCAATTATACAAATTGGAACTGTGTTTCATAGATTTGGAGAAGTATCTTGTTTTGACAGAGTAATGGTTATTATAGGTAATGAGGATAAACCAGATGAAAAAATATGTGATGATATTCCTGGTGTTAAAATAGTTGAATGTCGTAATGAAAAAGAACTATTACTAAAATGGAAAGATGTAATTCTCTATTATAATCCAGATTTTATAACAGGATATAATATATTTGGTTTTGATTTTGATTATATTAACAAAAGAATTGATTATTTATTCCCATGTTGTAGTAAATGTAAGAGGTCCAATACATTTTCATCATGTGATAAAGATTGTTCAAAGAATGATTTTTACAGACTTGGACGATTAATGAGAAATAGTGATTCTGACATAATTTCTAAGGATGATATTGAACGTATTAAAAATAAAGATGAAACTATAACAACGTTGAAATCTCTTCGTCCTTATGACAATCATTGGACTAAAAAATGTAAAGTTGAATCAAAACAACTTAGTTCATCTGGTCTTGGAGATAATATTCTTAAATATATTTCTATGGATGGTCGCATTGTCTTCGACATACAAAAAGAGATACAAAAAAATCATCCTTTGGACTCTTATAAGTTAGATGATGTATCTTCTCATTTTATGAGAGGGAAAATAAAAAATACTAAGGTTGTTAAAAGGGATAGTAAATATGGTGTTAATATAAATGTAAGTAGTATTGGTAATCTTAAAATTGGAGATTATATAACTATAAACATCAATACGAAATTTGGTTCATTTAAATTTATGAATGGTAAAAAATTTAAGGTAGTTCTTTTGGATAATGATGATAAAAATATATTTATCTTTGGAACAAGAATAGCAACGATAAACAGACAATACAAAGACACTCTTATTTCATATGAGTGGTGTTTAGCTAAGGATGATATATCTCCACAGCAAATTTTTGATAAGCACAAATATGGTGGGAGTAAGGGAAGAGCAGAAGTAGCTAAGTATTGTATTATGGATTGTGAACTTTGTATACATTTACTTTTACAATTAGATATGATACCAAATAATATTGGTATGGCATGTGTATCATGGGTCCCTATATCATATATTTTCCTTAGAGGTCAAGGTATTAAGATTAATTCAATTATTACAAAGGTATGTTCAGAGAAAAAAACCAGAATACCAACATTAAGAGGTTTTAAAGAAGGTCAATTGGATGATGGTTTTGAGGGTGCTGTTGTTTTGGATCCCAAACCTGGAATATATTCGGATGATCCTATAAGTGTTTTGGATTATGCCTCTCTGTATCCTTCATCTATTATAGAAAAGAATTTATCACATGAAACATTTATTGGAACACAAGAAGATATTAATAATAATCCAGATTTAGAAAAAGTTATTAATGATATTGGAGGTTATGATAATTGTTGGGCAATTGAATATGATGATTATATTTATGAACAAAAAGGTAAAACTACTCATAAACAAAAAGCAGATACAAAAACTATATGTTATTTTGTAAAAAATAAAAGAACAGAAGATGATAAAATTATTAAAGAATCAATCGGTATTATTCCTAATGTTCTTTTAACACTTCTTGATGAAAGGAGATCAACGCGTAAAAAAATAGCACTAACAACAGATGAAAATAAAAAAAAAGTTTTAGATGGTTTTCAGTTAGCTTATAAAATTACAGCAAATTCTGTTTATGGTCAAATGGGTGCGCGAACAAGTCCAGTATTCTTTAAAAAAATAGCGGCTTGTACAACTGCAATAGGTAGACAGAGAATAGAAGATGCTAGTAGCGGTGTAAAACTATGGGCTAAAGAGGAAGGTTATGAAGAACCCGATATTGTATATGGTGATACAGATTCTGTTTTCGTAAAGTTTTCTAGGAAAGATAAAGATACTGGTAAAATTCTAGAAGGTAAAGAAGCACTTCGTTATTGTATTGATTGTGGTCTAAAAGCAGGTGAGTGGGTTACTAAAAATATGTTACACGACCCACAAGACCTTGAATATGAAAAAACATTTTACCCATTCATTCTTATATCAAAAAAAAGATATACTGGTGATAAATATGAGATAGATCACGATAAACCCAAGGAAAGAACATCGATGGGTATTGTTATGAAGAGAAGGGATAATGCTCCTATATGTAAATATGTTTTTGGAAATGTAATTGAAATAATTATGAATAAAAGAAGTGTAGATTTAGCAATTGAATGGTTAGAAAAAACATTACAAGAAATAAAAGATGGTAAGATGGATGAAAGTTACTTTGTCATATCTAAATCTTTGAGAGGTTATTATAAAAATCCGGAAGGAATAGCACATAAGGTTTTAGCAGATCGCATGGCAGAGAGGAATCCAGGTAATAAACCTAAACCAAATGATAGAATCCCTTACGCTTATATAAAACTTAAAGATACAGATATTTATGATTATAATAACCTTTACAAGAGTGGTGCTAAAAAGGGTAAACCAAAGCCTAAAAAAATATTACAGGGCGACAGGATTGAACATCCCGAATATATAAAAGAAAAAAATTTAAAACTCGATTATGATTTTTACATCTCTAATCAGATTATGAATCCAGTCAAGCAAGTCCTTGATCTAGTAAAAGATGATAGTGAAACAAAAGCGTTCTTTAATAAATTTATTGAGGCAATATAATCTTCGTATAAAGTTATTTCATTAATATTTTTTTCTTTTATATTATATAATATAATAATGGGTGGTGGATTAATGCAATTAGTAGCGTATGGGGCACAAGATATTTATTTGACAGGGAATCCACAAATTACATTTTTCAAAGTTGTTTATCGCCGCCACACAAATTTCTCAATGGAAACAATAAAACAAAATATTAGTGGACAATCGTTTATTGGCATTGATAATGTAAATAATAAGGCAACGGTTACAATTTCTAGAAATGGTGATTTAGTTCTAGGGATTTACATTTTAGCAAAGCAAAGTGATGAAAACAAAACAATTGGGATATGTGGAGATAGTATTGTAGAAGATGTTGAAATAGAAATAGGAGGTCAAAGAATAGATAAACATTATAAAGAATGGAATCAAATATGGAGTGAATTAACCACACCCATATCAAAATCGGATGGTTATAAATATATGACCGGTTCTTTTAATAATAATTTAGTTATAGGAGGTGATACAAAACAAGACATGATACGTTATCCTCTTAATTTTTGGTTTTGTCGTAACCCAGGACTAGCATTACCATTAATAGCTTTACAGTATCATGAAGTTCAAATGAAATTTACGTGGGGAGTGGGATTATATAGTGCTTCAAAGAATGATAATTTAACAAGGACAAATCAGAGTCTCACATCACAACATTCAGTAGAAGTATGGGCTGATTATGTATATCTTGACACAGATGAACGCAGGAGGTTTTCCCAAGTTTCACATGAATACTTAATTGAACAACTACAAATACAAAAAGAAAAAGATGTTTCTTCTGAATCTTTTAAATTAAATTTAGAACATCCTATAAAAGAAATTATATGGACAACTCCAACAGAAACTCCTATGACAGATCATAAAATAAAATTATCTATTAATGGACATGACAGATTTTATGAAAGAGATAAAGAATATTTCATGTTAGAACAACCTTATAAACACCATACATCTATACCCGGATATAATATAAAAGAAAGAGAACAACCGGTTTTATTAAATGAATCTATTTTTAGTAAACAATATAATTATGTTAGTAATATTAATAATTTATATGAATTTAATAATGGGGGAGATAATGTTTTTATTAATAAAAAAATAAATGATAGAACAAATTCTTCAAGTGAATTATCGACGACAAGATTTGATGTGTTTCTTTTCCTTAGTGAGGGAGATTCAATAGATTTTAAAGTTGGAGATGTTGTTAGGATTAATTACTATAAGGTCGAAACTAAAACGGTTAATCCTACTACTACTGATGCACTAGCGGCAGAGCTGACAGGGACAGCTTCTCCTACAGAAGAGCTTAAATGGTCAGTGGTGGCGCCTACTGATGATAATCCTACCCCTACTCTGGATACCGGAAAATATAAAATAGTTATAAGAAACCCGCGGCATGGGCTGGATCCGACCTATTACCCTACGTATGTTTTCGACGAAACGGGCGCGGGGACCAATGCTTATAAAAATATCACAACGCTAGAAGGGCAATCGTTATTGAAAGAAGAAACTGATTCATTAACATTAAATATTGAAGGTTCTATTAAATATATAGAAAATATTGTTCGTAATTTAACTGTATTAGAGGTATTTAAAACAACTACTCTTCTAGGTGGCGGAAAAACACTTTATGAAATAAAGTTTAATGATATTTTTTCAGAAGATCTAACAGAAAATGTTGTGGGAGAAAGAGTTAGTTTTGAGATAATCGCACGTGTTCAGAGTCCGATTTCTAGATGTTCTCAACTCAAAAAAGATATATATGTTTATTCTTTTTCTTTAGAACCAGAAGAACATCAACCAAGTGGTTCATGTAATTTCTCAAGAATAGATAGTGCGAAATTAATATTTAATAAAACAGCAACTATAAGCAATATATATGCTGTAAACTATAACATTTTGAGAATTATTTCTGGAATGGGTGGTTTAGCTTATTCAAGTTAAATATAATTATAATTAATATAAGTATAGTAAAATGGGAGGGGGTATATTACAATTAGTCATTAAAGGTAAAATGGATACATATTTATCTGGGAATCCTGAATTTTCATTTTTCAAAGCTGTTTATCGAAGACATACCAACTTTTCTATTGAATCAATACGTCAACAAATAACTGGTAAAGGGATTGGAGAAAGATTAATTAAATCAAAATTATCACGGGTTGGGGATTTAATTGGTAAAATGTCATTAGAAGTTAAATTATTTCGTGGAGATGCTCGAAATATAAGTGAAACGGGGACTTACTTAAATTGGACTAACAATACGGGACACGCTTTTTTAAAAGAATGTGAAATAAAAATAGGTCGTCAGACGATTGAAAAGCATACATCAAAGTGGTTGGATATTTATAATGAACTATATGATAAAGATGAACAAGAATGGATAGGATTAAATAAACACCCTTCTAAATATGGGTATTTTAAAAAAGGCAACCGAAATGAAGATCCACATTATTTAAAATTATATATACCATTACATTTTTGGTTTTGTGATAATCCCGGATTATACTTACCTATAATATCCATAAATAAACACGATGTTGAAATACATATGTTAGTTCGTTCTGTTGAGCATTTATTTAATTTAGATGGTCAATTAGCATTTTCAAATAATGAACCAGATATAGAATTATGGTGTGATTATATATTTTTAGATGAAGATGAAAAAAAAAAATATATTCTAGAAAAGAAAGCATATCTTATACAACAAGTTCAAGTATATGAGACTAACATGAAATTAATAAACGAAATAAAATTTTATCATCCCATAAAACAACTAATATGGGTTGTTCAAGAAAGAACCGTTAATATAGAATCCGGAAATGGTTCATCAGATATGAATGCTATCGCAAATATTTCCGGCTCATCCCAAGATAATAAACACGATTACTTTAATTATCAGGCAAATGGTCAAGGTAATAAGGAGGTTATATATGGTGTAAATTCATACGAATCTTTTAGAACTGCTAAATTAAAATTAAATGGTATTGACCGTTTCTACGAAAGAGATGCTAGTTATTTTAGATTATTACAACCTTTAAATAGTGATTTAAAATTACCTGGAAAACACATTTACATGTACAGTTTTTGTTTAAATCCTAAAGAATATCAACCGAGTGGATCATGTAATTTTTCGCTTATTGATACAGCGGAAATGGTTTTTACAACAAACCATAATTATACGAATGAAATATTATATATATATGCTATAAATTATAATGTTTTAGTTTTTTCTTCAGGTATGGCGGGTTTAGTTTATAAATAGTTATTTATTTTTTATTTCATCTCTTAATTTTCTAATTTCTTCTAAAAAGAAATCTTTCATTTTTTCTCGTTCAATCTTTTCTTTTTTTATTTTTTCTTCTAAATGTCTGATTTTTTCATGGGTTTCTTGTAATGATTTCACAAGATAAGGAGTTAAACTACTATATTTTATGCTGAAAAATCCATTA